GTTGTCTGTGTGTTGAAATCTTACTGCAATATATTTACCTGTTGATCTGCAATCTACTTTGTTGTTTTGTGTTGGGTCAAAGTTTTGTCCTGCTGTATAAGTATATGTGCCATTAGGTGACATAGAACTTCCAACTGATATGACCACTTGTCCTGAACCACCTACTTTAGGTGTTAGTTTTCTTACTTGTTTAACAGTATTAGTATTGCCATCTAAGGTTAATCCTTTTCTCTCTAGTGTAGATATATAGTTTTCACCATCAAACTGTCTGCCAAAATCACCACGATACAATTTAGTATCTGATGTTCCTGCCATCAATATACTTCTTTCTGTAGGATTATAGGTTCTTTCTCCCCATATTCCATCATAAGTTGTCCATGTAGCTGTTTGTGTATTCCAAGTTATAGATGTAGCACCAGGGTCTACAATTCCTGAACCAATGTGATAAATATCAGGCAAATCACGAAAAGTAAATGAGTTATTAACATAGTTATAAATTAATGCTTTATTACAATACTGCGACCCTATGCCAGGATAGCATACCCACATTTCTGTTTGCTGTACGTTATGTGCAACAAAAGTTAGATTATAATATGCGTCATTTATATCATCAAATAATTCTTTTTTAATTAGATCAGTAGCTACAGATTGTTTTCTTACAGCATCATGCACCACTAAATCACCTTGAGTAACTACAAAATGTTTACCATCAAACTCAGCTACACAGTTTCTACTTAATACACCTGTATCGTTAAATAACTTTTGAAAACTAAATACTAGATTACCACCAATGTAGTTAGCTAACCATGTAGAGTTTTCTTTGTATATTATAAATGATTGTTTAAGTGCTAGACCATCAACAATAAAATCTGATTCATCACCTATGGTTACTTCACCTGCGTCATTGGTACTAGCTGCAGTCCATGTAGAGGGATAACTAAAGTTTTCTGCTGCATCGCCCCATCTTACTTTGTTAGGAAACTCTGTGCCACCTTCTGTAAGACCTAGAGCCATTAGGTAATTACCAAATGCTTTTATGGTTTTACAAGTTGTACTTGCTGCCCAGTTAGGTAAATCAACAAAATTACTAGCACCTGTTGTTGCTAATGCTTGTGGGTCATCTATACCATTACAAAGGATAGGAAGACCATTGTATACAGTTCCTGTCCAGTTACCTAATGTAGTTAAATTAGTGGCATAATCGCCACCTGAAGTCCTTGTAACGTCTGTATGAGTAGTACCATCAGTTCTGTAAATCTTTGCTGTACCTGCATAAAACCAATACGATGCTGTGTTATTAGCCCAATTAAGTACAAAGTATGGAGCTACACTAGGTGTGCCAAATACTGCATCATGTCCTTTGATTTTCTTTCCTGCATTATCAGTAAATCTTATATTACTTGCATGTGAATAAAACTCAGGTGGAAGTACAGTATCGTTTGTATCCTTTATCATGCCCTTTGGGGCAGGTGCTACAAATGTTGCCATTAGACTGTACGTTTCCACATATATACAACGATATATGGTTGTAAGTTATTGTGGGCAGCACCTCCACCAGTATTATCAAGTATATTACTAGCAGATGATTCTGAATTATTAGTCGCTTGGTCTAAATATCCTCCTAGAGTACCATCTCTACCTAGTGTTGAGGATGTATGAGTATGCGATGGCATTTCAGATACAGTTAATGTATGTGTTTTAGCACCACCAGTTTCTTCTGCTGTATCAAATTCTGTTTGTCCTGCATCTATACCTACTGGAACACGACCTGCACCAAACGCTATCCATGTACCAAAACCTAATAATGTTCCAGGGTTAGTGCCATCACTTGCATTAATATAAATAGATCCTACAGGATATACGTCAGATAAACTTATTATTGAACTGTTAGTAATAGTACCTGTAACTGTTAAGTTTCTAATACCTGTTACATCTAAATTAGCATCTACAGTTAGTGCTTTTGATGCTTCTGCTGTACCAAGTGTTGCTACGTCTACATAGTTAAGTTCTGTAGTATTAGCAGTACAACCATCAAGTAAATTTAATTCTGTATGAGTTGATGTCATTGCCCCTGTTATATTGGGGAATGTATTTTTTATTGTTGATTTAAGTAATCTTATATGATCATCACCTTGAGCAACAGAATCAGTTGCCCCTGGATTTGAGGTATTAAGACTATCTATATATGTTCCTGTTTCTAATCCCATTACTAAGTTCCTTAATTTTTGTTATTTGTTAATTTTGCATAAACTTGGTAAACCCAACAAAGGTCTTCCATCAAATAAATTTTTATCTGCAAATTCTCCTTTAATTTTATTATAGTGTAAAAATACCTGACCACATAGGTCTCCATCAAAAGGTTCCCTCCAATGTTCTAAATCGCAACCTGAATAAACCAACATATCTCCTATATTCAGTTTTATTTTATTGCCATCAACATATATATCCCATTGGTTTCCACCCAAATGCAATGTTCCTGATATTTCACAACTCGGTCTATCTTTGTGTTTTTTTAATGTACAACCTCTTTCATATACTCTTGTATAACTATAAGTAGGTATTAATTCTAATTTTGTTTCTTTTTGAATAATTGGCAACATTTTCATTAACAATGTTTCCATTACATTATCAGCATACTCTGAGTACACATTAGGTACTTGTTCATCTTTCCACGTTCCATAATGACCATTATCAATTATTATTTCGTTTTGATACATATATGCAACAGCATCTCTCCTTAACAACTGATAGTTAAAGATAAAATTAGATAAGTCATAAGATATTGCATTTCTTATTACTTGATATTTAAACATACATTCCTTTTTGTAAGAAATTAAATGATATAGATATTCTTAAATCGTTTGATTCATTAGCATCTACACAATGTGTAACCCATGATGGAAACATAATTAATCTACCTGCTACAGGTTCATAACTTGTTTCCCTATACAATCTGCTAGGTGGAGTGCCTTCCTTCATTTTAGGTCTAATCATAGAAGCTAATGCTCTAGGATCATCTATTCTTAAATTGCCACAGTTTTTTGGTGTCTTAACATAATAAACTCCTGACCATAAAGAGTTTGGATGTAAATGTCCTCTATTCATTCCACCATGTGGATTAACATTAGCCCACATACCACCCAAAAATGGTTCACTAGCTAAATGTTCTTCTCTGTATATAATGTGTTGTGCTTCATATAACCCATAAACAATTCTTTTATACTCAGGTCTTTTATGCATATCTGTTTTTGAGTGCCAACCCTTGATGTTAGTTTTAGAAACACCTTCATCTTTATTCATCCAACTTAAAATATCACGTTCTAATTCAATATTTAATGATGGGTCGTTGTGGTCAAAAATATAAACAGGTGTTGGAAAATGTAAGTCTCTAATCATTTTAAAGGTGTGCCACCAAACCAGACTACCAAAGATTTTCTTACTCCTTTGGTTACAGGTGTTACCCTATGATTTAAAAAAGAAGCAAAGAATATAGCTTGTCCTTGTTTTATAGATATTTTTCTATTCGGCTCAATTAATTCTAAATCACCACCCTCAAACTCGCTTTCATGATTTAATAATAAAGACATTGATATCTTTCTTACAGGAGGTTCTTTTTCAAAACTTACAGATGAATCCATATGCCAATTATAAAAACCACCATCAGAATACTCTGTGTACTGTGCCTGTTCGGTTAGTTGCATACCATCAAAACCAAAATGATTGCGATTGACTTTATGCATAACAGTTTCTAGCTGTCTATACATTGGCTCTAACATACCAAATGGAATCCAAGACACATAACTTAGTCTTGTTTTTACATCAACTGTGTCTTTGATGACACCTATTGTTCCTTTTTTTTGTGGTTGAGACAGACCTGTTTTTATTATTTTATCACATTGTTCAGGTGTGAACACAGGAGTTGTAGTTTCTACAAGATATGACTTCCAACGTGGCTCAGTTATAGTTCTAGGTTGGTCATAGTATCTATGCTTATTTGTCATTTAGTTTTTCTTGTTTATTTTCTAATTCACCTGATTTTTTTATTCTTTGTAGTGATTTTAATTGACCTAACACATTAAACTTATCTGTGTCTGATGAGTGTTCTGTCAAATGTTTAGCTTTATCTGCATATTGTCTGCCATAAGATTCTAACTGATGTTCATTAACATCTTGTGTATTAAATGTACCATCATCATATTCTGCTTTCAACTTAGACCACATCTTTAATTCTCTTATTCTATGATGAGCAACTTTTTCCATAGATGCTTTTTGATATCTACATTCATCTAAATCTATTTCAAGATCAACCAATTTATGTTTGTCTGTTTCTGTTTCTAATTGTTCTTGTATCTTATTTATTTTTGCTTGGTTTCTTCTATGCTCAAAAGATAATGCCATAAGATTATCTAAATAACTTGCTTGTTCTCTAACACATTGCCAATACTTAGAAGCATTTGTTGGGCAACGATTATCCTGTAATACAGAAAATCTAGCTTCTGTTTCTGTGCGAAACATTTGTTTTTTTATCCAAGTGTCTTTCAACTCAGATGTCATTTGTTTGAAATCCTTTAAATCTTCTATTTCTAATAAACTATTAAGACTTTTACTTTCTTTTTCTATTAGTTCTTTTAAGTTTTCTTTACTCATATAAAGTTATATCTGTTGGTCTAGGACCTAATCTTTCAGTTTTATCATCTATTGATTCGCCAGACTCATTGTTATTATCCCATTCTGTTTGTTCAGAATCTATTTCTGTATTTACTAAAGCTTGTGCTTCTGAATGTGTTTTTACAGTACCTGCTACTTTATTAATCCAAAGGTTTGCATCTTTATTGTTAATAGGTAATCTCCATACATTTGCAGGATATCCAACAAAGTTTATTTTACTAGATTCTTTATATTCAATAAACCCTTTACCCCAATTCTCTGCTACACAATATTTATAATTTGCCATTTTTTACCTCTAAGTCGTAGATATAGTTTCTATTCCATCATCTGTGCTAAATTCTTCTGTACTATTTATAAATCCAGGACCCCATCCACCTACCATAATTGCTGTTGTATTTACTTCTGCATCTCCTTGACCTATCTGTCTAGCATTAGACAAATCAGCTACCTCTGACCAAGATGTTCCATTATATTGTTCTGTATTACCTACTGATGGACTGCCACCACCTATTCCTATTGCTGATGATTGTATACCACCACCTGACATACCATTTCTTGCTGTATTCAAATCGCTTACCTCTGACCAAGAAGTACCATTCCATTCTTCAGTTTCTCCTGAATATGTTGTAGCAGGACTTTTATCTCCACCATAACATAGACCTGCTGATTGTGTACCTGCACCTGTCGGTCTTTGTCTTGCTGTATTCAAATCATTTACTTCAGTCCAAGATGTGCCATTCCAAGATTCTGTTTCAGCAGAAAATGGTGATGGTAGTTCTCCACCGAAAACTAAACCTGCTGAACTCGTACCACAAGATGCCATTTCTCTTTTTTTATTAGCTAAATCATTAACCTCAGTCCAAGATGAACCATTCCAAGATTCAGCATTGGTCGTTCTATCTGTACCAGTATAACCACCTGCACATATAGCTGCACTTTGTGTACCAAAACCTGTTGTGTGGTCACGAGCTGTATTCAAATCATTAAGTTCTGTCCAAGCAGAGCCATTGTAACTTTCTGTTTCACTCTTATATGATGTAGGTACTCCCGAACCACCAAAAACTAAAGATGTAGATTGTCCACCTGAAGCTGCACCTAATCTTCTTCCTGTATTTAAATCTCCACCTGTAGACCAAGCACCTGCACCTACAGGACCTTTATATTTTAATAAATTAGTAGTTGTGTTGTACCATACTTGTCCAATTATTGGATCAGATGGGTCTGATGATACTATTTGTACATTTAATCCATGTTTGTCTTTATAATCAGTCATAATGTTCCTTATTTATTTTTAATTAACCATCCTTTAGTGTCGTCTACAAACACTAAAGTATTACCTGCTCCCTCAACAGAAATTACTAAATCACTTGCAGCACCCTCTATATTCTTGCCATTTCTTCCAATAGTCAAATTATTTGTATCGAATGTACTACCATAATCTTTAAAAGCAACTTCATCTCCTTGCGATGGAGAACTTGGTAATGTTAATGTAAATGCACCACCTGATGTGTCTGCAAATACACCCTCACCTGCTGATGCTGTGTAAGCACTTGTTTTAACTGTTTGCCATGATGTACCACCCCCACTTGCAGCAGCTTCTAAACTTATTGTTCCTGCTGTGTTATCGTAAGTTAGAACATAATCATCTTGTCCTGCACCCACTGTTTGGTCAGCATCAAACTTTAAGTTACCTAATAATACGTTACCTGTACCATTAGGTTCAATATCAATATCGGCATTAGAGGTTGATACAATTTTATTTCCATTAACGTCAAGGTTACCACCTAACTGAGGTGTAGCATCTTCTGAAACATTAGCTAGTTTTGCATCTAGTGCTGTTTGTAATCCATCGACATTAGATATGATATGGTTGTGCGAATCATCTGCAACTGTAACTGTAATAGCTGTTGTGCCACTACCACTAGCATCACCACTTAATGTTATTGTTTGGTTGCCAGTTAAGTATGATGAATCATTAGTAAACATACTAATGTTACCTGATTTATTAGTTAGAGTATCAGTTGAACTTGCAGTTATGTAAGCTCCTAAATCAGATATATTAGATTCTGTAATTGTTATGGTATTCGATGCACTATTGATTGTTTTGTTCGTTAGTGTTTGTGTGCCTGATAAAGTTGCAACAGTTGAATCAATTGCAAAAGTAACTGCATTACCTAAACCACTTGTATCTATACCTGTACCACCAGTAAAAGTTAGTGTTTCACTATCTAGGTCAATAGATAATGCACCACCTGTATCTGCCTGGAAGTCTAAATCTTGTGCTGTAACTTGTGAATCAACATAAGTCTTAATTGCTTTTGCTGATGCTAGTGTATCGTCAGATGCAGAAACAGTTGATA